GTCAGAAACGTAAGAAGTAGCACCAGTGTCATCAGACAATAATGAGAAGCCAAGCTTTTCACCAATAGAATTTGGCTCAGTCCAAAGAAGCTCAACAATAGAGCTTGTAGAAGATGCAATTGTAAACTTACCGCTTGTATTTGAGTAAGAGACAGTAAATGTTTCAAGTGAATCAGAGTTTAGTGATTGCTCAAGAGCAGAAGCCAATTCAATTGGAGTCTTATAAATTTTCTCTGAAACATTAACAGAGCTTGTTCCATTGTCATCAGTGTACGATAAAGTGTTTGTTGATGATGTGATTTCGATTGGATTATAAAAGTATTTAGTCCCAGCAAATGAAAACTCTACCTCACCAAATCCATTAGCATCAGCAGTTACAGACATTTCAGAAGTTTGATTTCCAGCAGAGACTTCAATAGCGTGACCATTTCCAAGATATTTAGTAGTTGAGAATGATGGATGTCCTTGAGCTACTGGCAAATAAGTGATTGCCTTTCCTAGACTTGCAACAGTTGGAATTGAAGTGATTTCAAAGTTAAGATTAAGAACATCACCAACAATTGAATTAACATTTCTGATTGAGTAACCAGCGCCATTCTTAATCAATAGAGCCTGACCAGGATAAAAATTAACACCCTCGCCTGCGCCTACTGTTAGTGAATTAGCAGTAGCCGAAACAGTCTGATATTCAACAGCGTTAACAACCTTTGAACCAAATAGTGACTCATAAAAGACACCAGCTTCAGGCTCTTGGCCCTCAACGCCAGAGTGCTTTAAATAAGCAGAGTGAGATCCACTTACGGCTTCTTTACCAATTGAGCCTTTTGATGCACCAATATCATTTAAAAGCTCATCACTCTCAAGTAATGTTGGCTCAAAGTTTAAACTGCTTCCAGGTCTAAGTGGGATAAAATCCGCACCAGCAGCAGGTGCAACATAAGCTCCTTCAGTTGTTTCTTTTTTAATAGCGAAAATTGACGCTCGTTGTAATCCAGCCATTTTTATTGCTCCTAGCTTATTGCTTCATTAATTAATATGTTAAATGTAATTTCACTGAAAAGATATTTTTTTTCATCCCCTGTCAGCTCATTGACTCCCGATATTGATTCAATATCAATTCTTTCGATATTATCACCTTGACCTATCTTGTCAGTAGAAAAGAATGACTCTAGAAATGTCTGCTGGTCTTCTAGCATTGAGACTGTAATAGCATCAAAGCCGTCCTCTTTGTTGGCAAGTGTTACAAACTGCCTAACAAAAACGATTGTAAATGTTCTACTTATAGAGATGTCACAGAACTCAAGATCTTCTCTACTTGCGGATTCTACCCTTAAGCCCCATGCGTTTTTTCTGCATATTTCTGGATTCTCTAGTAACTCATAAGGATTGTGCATCCTTGCCTTATTAGGGAATAGCTCAATTATTTTATCTATTACGGCAGGGTAAACTATTCCAATCTTGCTCATCTAGAAAGCCATCCTTGTTTATAGGAAACATCAACGGCTTCCATTATTCCATTGTTGTTAGTATCAACTAAGTAGTTTGATAAATCCAACCTCTTATCGTACTCGTTTCTAGCTCTTTTTATTTGATCTTCATAATCTTTACCAAACGCGTTAAATATAATTTCAGCTACCTTGCAAACCGATGCTGGTAATAAAACATCTCTATCAAGTATCTTCTCTGGTCCCATAATAATCCCCTTTCTTTTCAGGTCTTGAATTATTAGGTCTGCTGCTTTTACGTGCTGCTCTTGCCAGTCAGTCTTTCCACTTTCAAAGCAGGAAAGAAAATTAGAGTCATTAAATATAGGGAACTCAGCAAATAAATCTTCATCATCTGAGAATATATTACCAATAAATTCAAGCTCTATATTATCATCGAGATCAGCGTCCACGTTTATTCTAGTCCAATACTTATCATAAACAGTTATGCTTTCTAGTCCTGTTATGCTTTGACCATTTGAATTTGAATTACTGAGAGTCCATGACGTGTCTCTATCTGGTGTAAATTCAACAAAGCCAGACTGTGAGAATGCTTCAGTGTAATCATTTTGATGAACCACTGGACTCCATCCACTTGCAGACCAGTAGTCAATAATTACATTTGATGGTGACTCATTTTTTACAGCGCCCATCTTTATATAAAAGTGATTAAGTGGGTAGTCTGATGCAATGTAAATTCCATCAGAAGTAGAGAGAGACATTAAATAAGTGTCAGATTTATATCTATTTATTTGCTTAGATATTTCTAAAACATTTGAGCCTTCTTTAAAAAATACCCTCATAAATTCCCTTTCATCGATGATTCTTTTTTAATTAAATTAAAGTGGCAGGGCTTTCGCCCCACCACAATTTTGCTTTTAGTAAGCGCCTGACCAGAAAACTTTGTCACCAGTTTCAATAGCTTCAGCACCATCAGGATTAACTAAAGAGCCAATCCAAGTGATGCGAGTTTTTCCACCAACAACAGAGACGGTAAAATCCTCGCCCTCGTGAACTGATAGTCTACCAACAGAAACAGATAAAACCGTTTCATATTGTCTATCCAGATCAAGAAATGAAAGCTCAGATCCAACAACAGTTGAGCCTTTACCGAACCCCTTAGCTTGGATTTCTTGAACGCTAGATTCAAGAGCAGTGATGCTGGATTCAAGTTGCTCATCTTTTGAAATTCTAGCAGACTCTTCAGCAGAGATCTTGCTGTTAAGCTCAATCGATTGCTCAAGAATAGACTGTTTAATTCCTGAAAGACTAAAGTCACCTCTAATTTCTAGGGAATACTCAGCAGAGAATACACTTGATTTGAAGCCTAGTTTATTTACTACTAACTCAATCTTTCCTGGAGTTGCTCCGCTATTTGTTCCAAAAACTGTAGTCATTAATTGCTCAGAAGAACCATTTGGCCCTACTGTTGCGATGTTAGAAATGACCATTTGAACACGAGGGAGACCTGGATATAGATCAGCCGAAGGCTCTGCACCAACATAGAACAATGATTTAACACCACGCTCAAATGTATTTACTGGGACATAAACTTGTCGAGATCTATACCATGATCCAGCATCTTGACCATCACCTTGAGGCATAGTGTAGTAAGCCATCAAGAATGTGTCGCTAGAAGTCAATGGAGCATCTACAGTAGCTACTGAGTACATATTCTCAAATTGAGAAACAGTTACGTTTTCTTTTGATCCGTCAAAAAAGTACCAGTTGATCTTGTTGTTAGCATTTTTAAAATACCAACCATCGCGACCAGATGGATCTTTAATTCCAGCAGCACCATCAGCATAAGTGGCAGCACTGTCTTCAAATACTACGTTCTCGCTTCCTTGTATTGCAGAGATTTCACCTTGAATGCTTAGATCAGCCGCTTCTCTTGATTCTTTTTCTGTTGTAATCTTTTGATCAAGCTCAGAGATAGCAGACTGTAAATCTTCTCCAACCTGAGATTCAACAGCAGAAATTCTAGACTCTAGACCAGACTCAGCAGATGTAGCTCTAGAAACTTCTTCGGCAAGTGCCGAATCATTTGAAAGAACATACGAAGCAAATGCCTGGTCATTCTCAGTGTCAACCGAGTTGATTAGATCTACAATCTCTTTAAAGCTATCCTTGTCAGCGTCAGACAAAGAAAGAATTGCATCAATTCTACCCTTCTCAGCATCAACCTGAGACTGTAGGTTTGAGTCAGCTTCTTGTCTTGCCGTAGCTTCTGCACTGATAGAGCTTTCAAGCTCAGAAATAGCAGTCTGGAGATCTTCTCCTACTTGCCCCTCTAAAGTTGTAATTCTACCGTCTAGCGCATTGTCAGCAGCCTCTCTAAGATTCTTCTCTTCAAGAACTTTAGAATCAGCGTGAGAATTAGCTGAAGTAAGCGTAGATAAATCTCCACTTGCTCTATCTAGCTTCTCTTGTTCGATTTTGGCATCAAGTGCTTGTTCTGCACCTTCAGCGCGTTCTTTTTCAGATACAACAGAACTTTCTGCTGCACTGATTTGATTGTCGAAATACTCTACCACTTCTGGGGCTAGAAATTTCTTTTTGATTTGTTGAGCCATGTTTAACACTCCTTGTTATTAATACTGAACCAGAAGGGTATCCCCTTCTTCGAGAAAATTGTCCAATCCTAGACCATCCCACGAAAGCACGTTGCCAGTTACTATGAAGTCTATGCCGTTAACTTGTTCAATCCCACCAACGATATTAAGCCTAACGCTTGATGATGAGAATGGTTCACTTGGTAATAATATAAATCTTCTATTTGTATCTTGCTGGGTTAAATTATATTTAGTGACTAAACCACTAGCGCCAAGGCCAATTGGAAAGCCGCCAAGATCCGATCCATTACCACCATAAAATGAATTATTATCGGTGTCATAAACTATTTCACTTGGCTCTAAAACTAACGTGCTTCTTTGAGAGCTTGAAATTCTAGGTGCTTTAAATACTGCCATCTACTACCCTTAGACCTGAATCAACAATAGAGGTATCATTATCTCTATTTCCGACATCAATGGCAAGGTCTCCACCAGATTCGCCTCCAAATTCAATTGAACCAGAAACAACCTGCGTATTTGTATCAACCACAAAAACAATATCTATAGATCTTGCATCAAATATCCAAGGCATTTAAAACCTCGTTCTCTGCATATAAATAATAGTTTTCTTACTTTCACTTTGATAACTAACAAGAACTGTTTGCACCGTTTCTGAATTTAATTTGTACGTGTAAAGCTCTTGATGGACATCAGGGAAAGATGTAACGATTTCATCCCAATCTACACCACTTGGTTCCGTAGGTACTGGCCCACCATCATGGGTAACAGCAACAGCATCACCGCTATTGCCATCTCGAAACTTTGAAAACTCTCTATCGACAAGTGTTTTTTTCATCGATACCCCTACTCATCGAAATAAACATTTAAAGATATTAAAAACCTTATCGCGTTTATCTAGAGCTATCTAGCAATTCTTTAGCTTTTATTTCGTTTTGTATAGAATCAGTTGCGTCTTCTTCATACCAAGCAAACCAAAATGATCCATCAAAAACAATCTGGTACCTAAAGTACCTATCTTTCTTGATGCTATTGTCTGAGCATAGCCTCTTAAGACCTTCAGCAGACTTGGCTTTTAAGTAGTTTGGTAATGCTTGCATAATTTAAAAAGGGGAGGTTTCCCTCCCCTGCTTTATTAGTCGTTTAAACCTTGAATCAATGGAGACTTGCCAGCAGCAGCACCCTTGAGACCAGTTTGAAGTGCTTTAACACCAAAAAGCTGGTCAATTGCAACGCGCTCTGAACCTACACCATACTCGTTAGCACCTTGTGCAGACATAGATGGAGCAGATTGAAAGCCTATTGCTAGAGCAGATTTCTCATACATGTATAGCTCTTTGTCAGATAATCCATTATGAACGTAAATTGGCATACCAAGAATTGAACCAATTACACCTGTAGGAATGTTGCCTTGTCCGTAAACGTCAGCTCTCTTGAACTCATCAAGGCTAAATAGTACAGCCTCTTGAGCAGGTGAAGCAACGATTACGCAGTTGCTCATTACAGCATCAGCTTTCATTAAGTTTTTTCTCATTTCAAGAAGGTCCGCATAAGAAACGTCAGCATCAGCACCAACATTGATGAAAGATGAAGTCGCACCAGCAAGAGCTAGAATGATTTGTTGATCAACATAGCGACCATGAGCAGCAGCAGCAAACTTAGCGTATTCCATTTCAACGTCAATATTAGCTTGCTTCTTAGTTACTGCATCAATGATGTAAGCAACATAAGCTTTAAAGTCGAAAAGCATAGTATCTAAAGAAGATGTCAAAGCAGTAGCATCGCCCTGAGATCCTTCTGTTCTGTTTACAACAGTGAAAGAAGTAAGTTTAGGGAAAGATACAGACAAAGCACCTGGAACAGCAAATGGAGAAACATCCATAATTGTGTTCTTTAAAACTGCGTTGAATGCTAGTTCTTTTTGAACCAGTGAGCTAATTAAAGCCTGTTTTGTGTTGGCGAGACCGCCAGTAATTACGTCAGCCATTTATTCTCTCCTTGAGAAGTTTGTTTATTAAGTAAGTAGCCCAGCCCTATATTGAGACTTGATATATTCTTCAAGCTCTTTGG